CCTGAGCTGAATACTTCTGCAGGGGTTGATTCTGGAATGGGTGGCGCAACCATCGAGACCCACATTGGGTACGATTTTGACAACGGCGCTTACATCCAGGCAGGCCCTGCAGCGATTCTCCCAGACACTGGCGAGAACGAGCTTGAGTTCACCGGCAAAGCTGGTATCAGCGGTGGCCCTCTCTACGGTGAGATTTCTTTCAGCACCGGAGATGAGCTGAGCCTTGGTTTCAAGACTGGTGCCAAGTTCTCTTTCTGAGCTATAACTCAGTCGACTCTTCACACAGGTCAGCAGAAGGCTCCCGAGAGGGGGCCTTTTGTTTTATCCCCACTTGTTATGCAAAAGGTTTTTAATCTCTGCGGCTGCTTGGGCTTTGTGATGTCATCGGCGCTTGTTGGAGCGTCAATCGTTGCCTTTGCCCGCATTCCCGGAATGATCGACGACATGGCCGCCAACATGATGAAAGACATCAGCGGCAATGTGACTGAGATGCTGCCCGGTCAGATTGATGAAGCGATGCCTGAGCTACCGACCAGCACTGGTCCAGCTATCCCGTTCAAGTAATCATCTTGGTGTTGGCGGTTGGATCGTCGTCATGAGCTTCAGGTCCGAAGCCTTCAGCCTTGATTTTTGCCATATCAA